AAAGTTATTGTTAACACTTTATTTACAAAATATGCTAGAATTGTTCACATTTACATGTTACAATAAAGAAAAAACAAATAAAGAAAAGGAGATAATAATTATGACAAGTAAGAATTTTAATCGAGTATTAACAGTAGTAGTAAACAAGTTGAATAAGTGTCATTTCAACTTCACAAAGCCAGAGGATATGAAATCTGAGACAATCGAGAAATCAGTTTTTTTAGTAGATCATGAAGTTGGATTGGAAATTGACGATTGTGACAAGTTTTTATATATCACGGTTGACGGTGCAAGAATGTATGAAATTGATTTGGATAATGAAGTTAAAGACTCAAACGAATTATTTAACAGAGTACAATATTTATTGGCTTTGGCGTATGGCGACGTTTACAATGGTAACTTTGACGAATTAGTGGAAGCCGAAGAAACCGAAGAAGCCGAAGAAACCGAAGAAGCCGAAGAAACCGAAGAAACCGAAGAAGCCGAAGAAGCCGAAGAACATGACAGAATTAAATATCTCATGGACACCCATAGTTTATCACCACGAGTGACCATTAACGATGATTGTATGAAAACAGTATTGAATATGGAAGAATTGCTAACACAACGTTTTGGAAATACAATTGTGCATAAATGTAAAATGTACAATAACGGTTATTATGGGTGTCCAGCCGACAGGCAAGGAAACCGATGTTGCGGTGAAAAGTGGTGCGCGGAAACATGGAAACGATACGAAGCAATTATCAATCCAGAATGGCATCAAGTTAGCCTCAACACTCTCGCCAACATTGATTTTGATATGTTAGACGAAAAGCGTCAGATTTACTTGTCAGCATACAGAGACTTAAAACAAACACTCTCATACTTGCGAAAGTGCAAGACACAAGATACATATGATACATGTTTCATTCGCTACACTAGAAGAAAAAATTTGTTGTATGCTGAGGGGAAAATTTCGGATGCTATGTGGAAATACATAGAAAGAAAGTTATCAATGCAAAATGTCGAAAGTGGCACGTGGGCTTCAAAATGTGAGGATGCAACAGGACACCATGAATCACGTAGATATAATAAAAGTAGAGTATGAAGATAATAACAATTATAGCTGTCATAACGGCTTGACGGTGAGAAATGGAGTAATATGAATCTTTATGGAATTGAAAAGAGAAATACAATTGAATCTTCCCCACTTGTAATAGGTGATCGCGATTATACAAGCGAATACTGCCACGAAAACAACTTGCATTATGTGACATGTGCGGATGTACCTGGTTATATGAACGAGAATCTGTCAACATTACATAAGTATAACGGCAAGTATGGAAAAGGCGTAGTCCGCACAAGACCATGTTTCTATAAGGGAAGAAGATCAACAAATTATATGACAATTGAATACTGGGTGACTCGTGACGACATTCACAAGAGATTAACAGGAGAGAGTGAGGTTAAAGCATGAAGTTATATTTAATCGAGTATTATGACATAGACTTTGACCAAAATGACTATACAACAGTAACAGGAAATAACGAAAATGAAGCGGCAAACAAATTCATTTCCGCAACACAAGGCAGTAAAATTCTGGTAGACATTATCCGCGTTAGCGGTGTCGATGATAGAACAGCTAGAAAGTTGGGGTATAACAAAATATGAGACGATATCATGTATTATTTAAGCACAATCATGAAACTGTAATGGCAATGGCATTATACGCAAATAGTCCACAAGACGCGGCAATGTTAGCAGAACATGAAATTTTAGAGCACTTTTCAAATACAAAATATGACGAAGTATTAGTGCGTAATTATTTTAAGACAGAAAGTGAGGCTTGACCATGGATGCATTAACCACAAAACAGAAATACCAGATGTATGACGAAATATCAGAATTACTTATCAAATACGGCAAGGACAAGACAGCAAAACGAATGATTGGATCTTTCTTCCAAGAAGTACAAAAGGTTGAAACCTCAAAAGAGCTTATAAGCATGTCATTCGTCTTAACATCCCTTTGCTATCTAATGGAAATCACATTCCCAACCAAATAACAAAAAGCCGCCAATAATGGCGGCTTTGCTTTACTCTTTCAAAGTTAATACAACATCATATATTAAGTATGCGTTAGTGAAACTTGTATAATTTTCACTTGTTAACGCGGGATCGTAAAAAACTGCATTATTACCGTTCCAAGTTCCCTGTAATATTCCGTTAACAACTTTATACAGAGTATAGTTAATAGGTGATATAAAATATTTTTGACTTCCCAGATTGTAAGAAATGTGGCATGTTACCGATACGCTTACTGCATTTGGTGGGAGATTACAGATATTAAACCTACCAGCATTGTTCACATAAAAGCCATACTGATTAGCACCAATTTGTCGCGCACCACCGTTATCCGCTTGAATTGCAACAGTGGGAATTGTAGCAACGTTCGTTAGTAAATGGGAAAGTTCACTCTCGATATTCTCCCCCCAACTATCCAAATACTCAAATGCATTAACCACGCAATCTTTTAAGTTTCTCACCCCACGCCAAAACGCGAGATTAGAAAACCTTTCTGGCAAATTTTTCATTGGCTCTAAATATTTTAATAAATCCATATAATACCTCACTTTCTATTAACCATTCTCAGCGATACAATAAATATATAAATCCCAGGCTGTTGCAATTGATACATCTTCCGCATTTGGTACAGCCGCTAACGTGATGCTTTGTGGCACAATTGCAAGCTTTGCATTAGTTCCCGTTTTTGGAATTTGTAAACGTAAGTCGGCTTGCACAGCAAAACTTGTATATGACCAACTCTTATCAATTTTAACAATGAGACTGTCTTTAGTCAAAAAAGGAATGTAACTTGTCATGAGTTTGACTTCGTCCATAGTGTACCCAAATTCTTGTGTTAATGTGAGATCAAAAAAACCATTAGCTGGGTACAAAGCGTTTACCTTGAAACTAGGTGCAACTGCATTTATTTGTGCAATGGTTGGTTTAGAAGTCCACACGCTTTTTCGTACCGCAATGAATGGTAACTTTACAAGAGCAACAGGTTGACCTAAATAGCCTATTTGAATAGTTCGCTTCGGTTTTGTCACTGTGTCATGCCATTTTAAATTGTTGGATAATGTCCAGTTTGATTTACTGTCACTGCTCGCGAAGTCAATAACATTTGTGCAAAACCAGTCCCACCATGCACCCCAAACGGTCGCCCAGACTGAATCATTGTCGGTTAAATCAAGAATTGTCTGAGGTGGAATAATATTAAGATTCTTCAACAAATTTTCCAACTTTTTCGTCCTTGCCTCTAACGCGGACATGTCAGCTTGAATTTGAGTAATTGAATTGTTTATATTTTCAATTGATTGCTTAATATTGTTAATTTCAGTTTCAACAGTTGTCAATCTGTTTTCGACATTGTTCAAACGCTGTTCAATATTAGTAATATCATTTTTGATATTATTTAATTCATTTTCAATATTTTGCAACTGTTCCTCAATATTCGTCACTCTAGTATCAAGTGCCTCATACTTCGCGTACAAATCTTTTAACGAGTCTTCAACACTTTTCGCCCATGCGTTAAATTCGTCATTAAACTCATTCAAAGCGTCAATAACGTCATTCAACTTTGCCCACAAAGCACACACCTTTTGCAGAAGTGATAAGCAATCATCAAAAAGCAACGGAATTGTAAATTGATGATGCCAACAAAAGCCCAAATGCTCTTTGTCGGGCGGGTTGATAATAGGTATATTAGCCATTCTAAACACCTCACTTTCATAATTCTAAATTTATTATACCACAAGTTATATTTTCGTCAACGTTTATCTAAACAGCCCCAAAAAATTATGCTTTAATTTGTCGCAAATCTCCGTTTCAAAATCCCACACCGCGCTTGTATAGCTTTGTGCGTTAGTTGCCGCGTTGCCGCTTGAACCGTGGTGAGTTGTCCTATCATCAACATGATTTTTTGATACATTTGTAAGATAGTTGTCATCGAGTAAATCTGTCTGCCCTTGTGGTGTGTCAAGAAACTTATGCCAATCGTCACTTACATGCTCACTCACGTTGTTTTCCGTTTCAAACATTTTCTCCGTGTTGTAAGCTTCAAACCGCGCTTTAAGCTTAATATTGAGTTCGGGCATAATTCGCGCCATGTCGCCTCTCATGTGTTCACGGAAAAGAAAATCTGTTTCGTAACCAATTTCCCACTCCAAAAAGTGGCGAATGATCATATCATTAAGGGGCTTTCTAAATTCCTCACTGAAAAGCGGATAATCGTTAAGCCCAAAAGCGGCAGAATCATAATTTTCAAACAAGTTTTTATTCGATTTACGATCATTCCCAACCTGTGCATTCTGCAAAATATCATACACATGGAGCGTATAAGCCGCCCCCACATCATACCAATACTTGTCGTTATCTACAAAGTTAGTATCAATCATTGGAATTGTCATTATCCTTACCCTCACTTTCTTGAGCTTCTAACCCACTGTTCTTAACTTCCTTCACTGTCTCCCTATTGGTATCCATCACTGAAAATTGATCAAGCAAACCAACATCACCAATATTTGAGTCATTAAACGTGGCCGTCACATTAAGACCGAATTTCTTGTTGCATTGATCGCAAAAATTCTGTCTTGCCTGTTCATAAGAGTTTCGCAAAACCATAAGTGTAGGGGCGTCTTGCATAACTTCGAGGCTTGAAACTTGCGCAACTTTTGACTGCGTTCTACCGTTAACACCTAGCATAAACATAAAATCCGACATTAACATTGATTTAAGCTGTTCAACATTTCCCGCAACAAATGGCGCGGGCGTCTGATAAACAATCTGCCTAATATCATCATACTGACTTTTAAGTGGTGACATATCCCTAGTATAAACAACAGGTTTATGACCCGCGATTTCCTCATACATATTGGCAAACGTTAGTTCTTGTCCATCTGGTGCATTTAAGATAGCGGGGGTATTCTGTGCTTTAAGGTTTACGTTTATACACCTGTCGCATTCGTAAAGCAAAGCTGCGAAGTGTCGACATAGACCATCAATAGAAACAATATCGTAGTCTGTGAACGGCGACAAGCTAGCCGTTAGCGTAGCCACTTCGCTCAAATCTCTACTGACTGTGTTCACAAACGTTTTACACTGATACTTTGTCGCGCCACCATACCAAGTTTTTGTGCTTGACTTTGTGCAATCTCCGACAACATAAAAACCATCTTCTTTCCATAGTCCCCCCAACTTGCCTAATACAAAATTCTCATTCAAAATGGTATTCGCACGTCGGTAAACATCATCATCATCAAACGGCAATCCCTCAAAAGTCCACGCATCAACAGCAATCCTACGCAAAAATGTATAATACAGACCGATAGTTAAAAGATTTTCTGTCTGTGTATTCTGATTTTTTATATTTCTTTTCGCCATTTCAAGACCTCACTTTCTACATGGAATATGGTAAATTTATCCCTCACCCTCACCCCACACCCCCTCAATCTTCCACTTACATTATACAGTATTGACCGTCATTGTCAACGATCAATTTTCAGTGGCAAAACATTTGCAAAGTATTTTAATGACCAATACGGACAAAACATGCTTCTAGCGTCAATTCCTCCGACTGGTGGCGGTGGTGTTGTTGGTTGTACAACTTCGACCGTGCCACTACCAGATGCACTTCCCGCGTCACTTCCCGCGGGATTGACGGGGGCGGGTGATGTTGTGGAGTCTGAAATTGTACCCTCTCCGATTTGGATAACGCCCGTTTGGGCTTGCATGTCAGCGAAGACACGGTTATACTGTGTTGTTGTCCAACGATTGCCGTCATTCGCGCCCGTTTTAGCGTTTTGACGTGCCATGACCAATTTTATCCAGTCACTTTCTGTTTCGTGTCCTGTTGTGCCTGTGAAGATATCCTTTACAGCGTCCCAATATCCACTATCACGAATTGCGATACTTGCGGCAGTTCCCACGGCATACGCCCCAACGTTTGATACATCATAGCCCAAATGTTTCTGTATCTCACTTCTGATTAAACTATAGTAGTTGTTAAACATCGCCCAGTTTTGCATTTTGGAAAATTCGGCTAAGTGATTGTTAGTGTAGTCCATGAATAACTGCTTCAGTCCGCTGTTGCTAACAAGTTGCTCATTTCCAACACCCAAATCAATGTAGGTCTGAAAGCCACTGAAAAGATTAGGATAGTGCTGTATACAAAATTGCATAAAGGGCACTAGTCCGTACCGATAATCAAATTGATAACGCCCGTATGCCCTACCTTTATCGCCGTTTATATACCAACCACTTGTGTCCGAGTATTCTTTACCCGACTCGAAAACTTGCCAATTTATCCACATTCGCGCACCAACCTGTTCATTCTCTTTATTTTCCTCGGGAACTGGTTGTGTTGATTCTGAATTTTGTACAACTATTGCTGTGTGTCCAGGCATGTGCAAAATATCGCCAACTTGCAAGTTGTCGCCAGTTGTCAAGTACTTACTGTCATATAATATGTCAAATAGCTCTGTATTTTTTAATTCGCCAAGTTCGCTATATGTGTTCATGCTTGTGCTCACTTTGATATTCAGACAGTTTAATACACATGCTACTAGAGCACTGCAATCAGTCGCGCACGGAGTAGTAACGTTTTTCGGTTTCCACCCAACTTTTCTGCATTCATTTGTGAAAGTTTCCCTTCGATCTTGATTATATCCAACGTTTTGATTATCACACGATTCTATCATGAGTGTAGCAATTCCTCTTGCAACGTCTGGGCGGTTGCGAATACGTGCTATCCAATCCCAACGCCTACCGTCCCCCGTTTGCGGAAACCACCCTGTTACACGGATTTCAAGTCCGTTTTGATCACCGTCTTTACCGCCCCTAAGATTGCCGTTTTCATCTTTAGAAGCTTCGCCAATATATGTTGCCATTAACCGCCCTCACTTTCTGTAAAATGATTTTCGAGAATTTTGTCAGTTCTCTTAAAATTTCCGATACCATGCCAAAACCAGACACCGCTATCAAGGCGGTTCGCCATGTAAGCGATTGCGTTTTGTGGTGCGTTTTCCGCGGTAATGATTGCGCCGCTTGTGTGTACATAGTTTACAATTGGCAAAGAATCAATTACAATGTCGGCTAGACTTCCATTGTAATTATACCCATACATGCAAAAGTAGTTGTTAAATTTTTTGATATCTTGTAATGATGGATAGTACCACGCAACAGAAATCATAGGGAAAAGTGCATTATACATTGCAATAGTTCCTGTCGGGTTGCCAATAGTTAGGTCTGATTCTTCAAATTTCGCGCCTAGGTTTTCTGCAAAAGTTTCTGCCGCTTGAAGCTCACCTTTAATGTCAAGTGAAAAAAGATTTCCGATTGACGCAACGCCAAAATTTCCAAAGTCGCGCATAACACCGCTATTGTTTAACTGTGTAGTCGATAACTGCACACTATCCCACGTACTACTTGCAAGGGAATAGTCGCCATTAGTTCCGTTTCCGTACTGTTGCGGTGTAATAACAATACCGCCCAACTGTGATTGATTAGCCGCCCACTTGAACTTAAATTTTTTGGCGAGTAGTGCGGACTCATCAAAGTAACGGAAGTCATACTCTTTAGCACTGCCGCCACAATTAACAGTCAACTTATTGAATTGTGGGGAAGTGTACAACTTATTCCATAAAGGTTTTTCAACAAAAGATTGCACTAACTCAACCTCTCCTGTGCGGTTGTCAACTTTGTCCAGATTTTCGCCGCTAACTTCAGTGGCGAAAAATTTGGGTACGTGGTAAGCTCCTATGATATCTTCTTGACGCCCGCACTTTGCATAGCGTTTAACCACTTCTAACGCTTGTGCTCTTGACAATTTGCTTGTGTTACTTTGGACTATGCCGCCACATTCGCAAGGGTTGACGGACACCAACGAAAAGAAATTATTGATTTGTCCATAATCACCCATGGCGAAGTTTGCAATAGCCGCGTAAAAATCACTAGAACGGTTTTCGTAGGTATCGGTATTGTTTGCGGTCATCAGATAAACGGAGTCGTCATCATCTTTTTGAAAACCGTATTCAGTTCTTGCAATTTCCCACCTATCAACTTGCGTTGGCTCTGGATAAAAGTTTGCAAATAGACCGTCATTTGCTGGGTGCTGTCTCATGATTGGAGACGGATGGAATGTATATTTATCAATGTAGGTTGCCCAGTAATCAACAGACGTATTTACATATGTCAGTTTATTATTAACGTACTGATAGTCTATAATATACGCAAATTCAATGCGTGATTCATTCTGATACACCATGTAGTTATAACGTTTTAATTCATCTGCTCTAACAGGGCAGCGGAAAGTTTGCCCCTGTCTTTCCCACGTTACGTTATCATAACGTTTATAAGGAAGAACGCCTAGAAGTTCTTTCAAGAACCCCTCGGCGTTTCTTTCTGTCGGGATTAACAAATGTTTACCGCTGTCATCAAATGGTGAATCAAACAAGTATACAGTTGTCATAAAATCCCCCCTTTATTATGCGTTTTTACAAATTGCAACAGCATTTCCCCACGGTCTAATGCCGTATGTCTGCCATACATTCAGATACTGATTCTGATACATTCCCGCGGCATTATAGAAATCACCACTTGTACTCAAATTGTCACGGTATTCGAAAGTATTAACATCTGCTAATACGGCTAAAATATTTTGATCATCCTTGATAGTTTTCCAATACTTCGTTACAGGGTCAACTTGTGACTCAAAGTCAAGATAGTCAAAATTTGGAAATGGCGTGACACGTCCTACTAACTCTGCTTTGCTCATGTTGAAAGCACCCGCGAGTGTTTCAACATTGCAGTTTACTAAAACATCACTTCGTACAAACAGATATAAACTGTCGGATGGAGTCCATGTTATGGCCGGTGTTGCGCCTACGATTCCCTGTGCTGTTGCGTATGCCTGGTAATTGTTGAAGTCACTTGAAGCATGTGTGATATCAAGTGCAATTTTCTGAATAGTCTTGATGAAACCAACAGAAGAAGCGGCTGGGTCTGCCTCATCCCATGGGATTTCTTTCTTAACAACTACGTTGTTTTTTACAGAAGTCTGAATTAACTTCTTAATGAGGTGTTCTTCCTCGATCTCATTCCCGCTAAACAAGCTTGTTACCATACCTGTAACCATACTGTCGAGCTGTTCCCATGAAGTAAACGCACCTTCCATAAGTTCACGAGGAATTGTGACCGGGAACTGACGTCTACGATTCTGTCGGAAATAGCAAGTTTTTACATCTGGGTTTGTTACCTGTAAAAGCGTTGCTCCAAGAGAAATGTCATAGTCGCGTCCCATAGCTGGATTGACGTAGTTCATTTCAAGATCGGTTCCAAGTGGGAAGCCTTCCTTTTTCAGCATTTCATACTGATTGGTGTACATCTTTGATTCGACTGACTGGATAACGATTTTGTTTACAACATAATGCAAAAATTCATTCATGAATGGCGCATACTTGACGATTGGCGTCATAGCGTGGCTAATGGAAGTTGCCACGGTAACTTCGCCTGTTGCGCGCATATACTCATTTGAAGAATTTCTTCGCGCATCGTTAAACAGATTTACTCCGCGCTGTGCGCTTGTCAGCGGTTTTGTTGTTTTTGCCATAATTTATACCTCACTTTCTATATATGTTCCATGTGGAACATTAACTGTAATAACTCAAAATATCGTCTGTCGTGATTTCCTCTTTTTCTTCATCTTCCTCTTTAGGTGTTGGAGACGGAGAAATGGAAGTTGTTACGCGGTTAAACAGCTCCAAGTTCTGCTTGCTAAGTCGATCATTTTCCGTTTTCAGTGTTGCATTTTCTGTTGCAATTGCTTTTTCTGCCTCATTTGAGGCTTTCGCCATGTCTAAAACATCCACAACAATTCTTCGCATTTCATCGACGGTCATACCGTCGGGAATATTTAAAGTTGTTACCATTTTTTCAATATCAATCATGCTTTCGCCCCCTCATAGTTAATGTTTGCAAAGTGAAAACTGTGTTCCCATTCATATTCTGCAATTCTGCCTAACTCGATGGTATGCCCCTCTTTTGGCATATGCAGAAAGAAACCATAACCAATGTCAATTCCAACATGCCTGCCTTTGCCACCAAAAGATGAATACAACCCGTTTCCTTCAGTGCCTAAAAGTGGTGTTGTCTTTTTTGCTCCATCATGATAATGTCCCGTGCTGTAATTTTGTACACCTACAACAGCAGAAACGAAACCGCTACAATCGTAGCCAATCTTGCCACGCGAAAAAGCTTTATATGCTGCAAGCTCCTGTGTTGTATATTTTGAAAAATACGCGGGTTCGAGACTGATAAGCGTGTTCATCACGTCATCGGTTAGAACTTGCCCCTTTGCACCATAAAAATAAGCGTATTCGTCACGATGGTAATACATAAATAACGCTTTTTTAATAACTTCGTAATACGTCATGCTTTCACCTCATCTTCTAATTTCGTTTTGATTTCCGATATCATTTCTCTCAAAGAATTGATTGCATTTGTAAGCTCTTTAGTTTCCTCTTTATGTACATCTGTTTGATACTTAATGTAATAACATAAGATTAACGTCATACAGATAGGAAAGCCTACACTTGTAATTATTTGTGTTACCGCGCTTACATCCATCACAGCACCTCACTTTCTAAAAAGGTGGGCGTGTCTCCACGCCCGCGCTGACAGTTTGCGCAACTACCCCGTTCTTCACGGTCTGTCTGGTAGTCCCAGTTTTATTTTATCATAGGTTTAATTTTTGTCAATAAGGACTCGTTTGATTAAGTCATTGAATTTTTCGCTTGCCGCTTTTGAGCTTGCACATATTTGTGAGGTGCGTTTGTAGTATAACATCCATTCTATCAATTTTCGAGTTGTCGGTAAATATAGCTCATTTGTGAGTATATTATTTTTTGATTTGTATTTACCGTCTACAATTACCATAGGACAACGTTGTTTTTCTGGGAATATTACTGTTATTCCAAAGTCTGCTATATATACACGGTTGGTTTTTACTGTTAACTCCGCGTACCACTTCCATGATAAATGATTATAAATTTCTGGATAGACTTCCTCTTGCCAAGCTCCGTTTATAGTCATGTCGTTTGTTTGGGACTCATAAACGGCAAGATGTTTTGATACGTGTGCTTTTTTGGGTGGTTCGGTATAGAGAACGCAAATTTTCAGTGTATCACCGTCCTCAAGCTTGCGGTTAAAAATGTAAACTTTTCCCTGTTCTAGTTTACGCGCGTCAATGTTGTAATAATCAAACAAGGGGCTTTTGGGGTTGATGCTATTTGCACATGCTACAATTTTTACGTCTTTACGTCGTCTAACTATGGTTGATATTTGCTGACTATAGCCTTTTAAAAATTCGTTTCTTGATAGCGGTATTATTGTACTAGTGTCGTCGTCCTCGATAAATTCGTCTAAAAATATAGTTTTAACTAAATCGTAGCCGTTACCTTTGTATTTCATCCATGATGCTATTGATGAGCTATAGCCGCAAGGCGAATATATCCATTTGTTGTTTCGTCCCAACTCTTGTTTTCTATATACACCGCTATAGTAGTTCAAGTTCGCTTCTTCTTTCCATAGTGTTTTTTCAACATACGGCTTGATATTGGCGACAGCACCCCACGCTCTACCACGAATAAGATATTCTTCGCGTGTACGCATGTATACAAATTGCGCACCTGTTGCGTTATAGTCGTCAAAAAGTCCCTTGAAAACTGAATAAGTTTTACCGGCAGAACGTTCACCAAATACAATGTAAACATCTGCATTTAAAGTATAGAGCGATGGAATGTTAATATAGGTTTCATCTCCAACCGTAATATATAAATTTTCTATTTCCATATACTTTATTCTCCTATCTTTTCTAATATAATTGGTGATAAGTGTTTAGTTTTTACCGTAAACTTTTCTAAACGTTTATTTATATCTGCATCTGTATTTTCTTTCTTTCCCTCTTTTGTAATTAAAGTCGGTTTGATGCTATAAACGTCAATTCCAATCAAAGCTCCGTATTCTGGTGAGATTGTTAGAGTATAAGTGGTATCTTCTATCCACGTACCGCCATTATCATAAGTTGGAATTGAATTTGTTGTTGGGTGTGATATTGTACGCCCAGATACATCTTTATCGAAAGTTGTAAAAATCTCAAAATCTTCGATTGACGTAAGATAATTTACGGCTTTCTTCGAGAGTCCCGACACGGTCATATACAATTTGTTATCAGTGTCTTGATATATATATTTCTTAGCACCAAAAGTCTTAAATTTCAACCATGCACCAGTTTTTTCAGTTTCCCAGTCAAACACTCCTAAATCTGGTAGTTTATAATCTAAACCATAGCGTTTTATTGCTAGGTCAATTTTATATTTTGCATAGTCGTTATAACTGTTTATTACTTCCAAACATTCTTCTCGATTGATAACTTTTGCACTGTCTGTATCACAGTAAAGCACATTTCTATCAATTTTTGATACTATATCATGCATTAAATGGTAGCGTGTCCATGCTGGTATAAAAACGCCTATTTGGTATGGCAAAAAACTTCTAAACGATTTATAAAATTTTTCAAGCTGTGCGGAAATTTCTTCTCTGTTTGTGATAGCACAGTGTTCTAAAGTCCACTCCGTGCCGTCAAGTGTAACAACATCATGTATAGGGTCTTGCACAAACATCCCATAAAAGGAATTTACACGGTTTTTGGCTTTTGCGTAGTTTAATTCTTCGCCTTTTACATGCTTTAAACTCTGTTTGTTGTTGTAATATTTTAACATTGTGCAAACAATTCCCGATGGTAAATAGTCAGCTCTACAATAATAACATTCATCTACGCGGATAGCATCAATCTTATACATTCGCAAAATGATAGCAAGATCGAGGCTAGTACATGTTGTTTTTATCATGTCGGCTTTATAGATTCTTCCGTTATCAAGTACACTATCGCATGATACTTCGCAATGCGAGGAGCTAAGAAAAGTCATTGTGCCTTTTGCGCGAACGTTCTTTGCTGTAATGGTACATATAAATAGATAGTTGTCTGTATTGATTAAACGTTTTAAGTCGTAAATATTCGCATTTGGTAAACGCTTGAGAGGTGCAACAGGGAATTTTTCTGTTGCTATGGCAAAAGGATACGCACTACCAAAGTCGTAACTATCCACGTTTTCCATGATTTGCCCCGCATACATGTAGTTAGCGTGAGTGTAGCCGCCCATGAACGCTTTTCGACAAATCACATATCTGTCATAGTCAAGCGAAGTGTTACGAAACATTTTCATCCATTTGATATCTTTTTTCATGATAGCGCGAAGCTCGTCACGTAAGAACCCAGTATTTGTGTAAGGAAATTCGTAGAACGGTTTATTTTCCTGTTCTTCTAGCTGATGGATTTTCGCCACCATGATTTCAACGTCACGGTATGTATAGCGCTCTTTGTCTTGCGGCAGCGTTTCGCCTGGTTTTACGATATCTTTATAGTTCATTTCAAGCTTTTCAAGTCCTACATCTTTACCGCAAGCCGCAAGTCCCTTGTTAGTAAGCTTGTAACTACACCTGAATTCCAAAACATCGTCAATGATCAAATACAGCGGTTCATGAGTGTCCATATAGAAGCCGCCTGTCATGGTGTGCCCCTCTAGGTTTCTGATAATTGCTTCCATTTCATAAGAGAGGTTGTGAACGTATACGATAATACGGTTTTCGCCTTGAGTGGAAAAGGTTTGATATTGGCTATGTAAATAATCGTACAAATCGCCCCATGAAGAACACGTATTATAATTGTAGTCGCTATCCATCACCGACCAATGCCATGTGTAGATTATATCGCAATCTTCTGATATGTGTTCATGAGTCGTTTCAATGTCAAAACAAAGAAACTTTTTACAATATGAAATTTTTTCTTTTCGTTTTGCCATTGTTTGCACCTCTCTTAAATGTCGTCAAAATCCTCTTTCAAGTCTAACCATTGTCCCGAACTTCCCTCACGTTGCACATCTAAAAACCATTTATCAAGGTCAACTTTCTTAAAATCAAATGGCCCCCATTGCCCCGTCTCATACGCCCATTTGGAATTACTTAACAGAGTTTCGCTGTCGTATTGCTCACCTTCATGTGCTGATTGCCACATGCCCATGTATACAACCATTGCTTGCCATTGGTCAAATGTCAAATCTTTGAGTTTTGGGTGATTCTCTTTTAACTTACTAAAAGCGTTATGTTGTAATTTTACATAGCCGCTATAAGTTGACTGTTTAGCGTTTAAAATGTCAATTGCTGTTCTAACTTTCTTGTAAAGTGCTTGCGTAGACAAGCCTTGATATCTTATGTCAAATCCTTTATATCTGTCATATACTGGGTTGATTTGTCCAATGTACTTTTTGCCGCGTTCACTGAAATATGTGCTAAGCGTTTTAAGTCTGGTTTGTGCTCTTTTGCCTAACGTTCTCAAAAGTAACAGAAGTTCTTGTTTTGTGTAGTGCTGTTTAAGTAGTGTGTACTTATCGTTAGTCACGTCATATAAAACACCTTTCGCGCGTTGGACTTCGCCAACACGTTCTTTTTGTTTACTTGCCATACTCCTCTACCTCTCTTTCCGTAAAAGGCTCGATGTAGCCACTTGCGATTGCACTTTGTATCATTTCATCGGTTGTCATATGATATAGCGGCGCGAATGTTTCGAGTGAGCTTCTAACTTCGCGGTAATACTTGAGTCTTAAAACGGGTGTTTTAATATCATCAAGTGCTCTCAATACAATAGCGTGTTGAAGTTGTAATAATTGGCTTTCTAAATACATATATATACCTCACTTTCTTTTTTGTTCTTTAAGTTTATCATATAAATGTGAACAAATATGAGATATTTTATGAACAAATTGTTAACATTATGTAATTATAAAAGGGACTGTTTCCCAGTCCCTTATAGATATGAACAAATTGATTAAGCTTCCGTTCTACGTTTTGGATATCAACCGCACTGTTGACCGTTGCCGCGTTTAAAAGCTTCTTACCATGATTTTAAAGAACGTTTGCCCCGAATTTCTTGAAATACCTGTTGTACACTCAATGATGAAATCATGCCCGTCTGCTACCGCGTCCGTTAACAAATCAGCAATCTTGTCAATTTCACGCGCAACGCCTGTTGCATAAATTCCAAAACCTGTTTCAGTTTCCATACAGAGATAATAGGTAATCTTCCCTGTCACATCGTCAGTACCAACTACGATTCCTAAAAGCTTACCAGATGGTTTAGCATCCTTTGCAAGTGCTGTTGTACCATTGATTTTTACAAGCTGTACGCATTTTTCGTCCCCAGATACCAGTTTAAAATTCTTCATAATTAAAATCTCCTTTTTTGTGTTATTTGTTTGAAGTGTAATGTTAATGTTATGTAATAGCAGCCGTTTATATTATAGTGTGTTGTGTTATGATTCTACGGCGGTAAACCAGATACATGAAAGTTATAGTTTAGCTCGTAACGTGTAGAAGTTACGATAATGTGTTTCGTTACCATTGTTAAAAGTGAAAGTGTAGTATGTAACTTTCTCTGTTTCCACCCTTTGAAGCTCTCCTCTAATCTGATTTGTAAAGTACCCCTCACAGAGTAAAGAAGCGTCGAGATCATAGAAATTGATTGTTCCATCTTTTAAAGTCTCCTTTATGGTGGTGCGCTTGTCGACAAAGTTGATTCTTGTAGTTTCCGGAATGTTGACTTTTCTAATCGGTTTACTCATCACTTCTCCTTGTTTGCTCAAAAATGGTATACTCTACAGCATAGTCTATTTGTTCGTCTGTTGTAACTTCATTAAGATTTTCACCTTTTGCTTTCATGATAGCTAAACATGTGGCTAATCGGTCTGTGATTTCTTCAATACGCGGCTGTACACTTTCAAAATCTCCGTCACAAATGTTTGAAACGATTATATGGTTTAACTCACATAGATCAATAAGAACAACATTTGCAGCGACTTGATTCATCATATTTTTAAGTCTGACGCTTTTACATTCTCTTATAGTCCGTCCGTCTTTTAAGCATTGTCCAGCTTCTTTAATCAATCTTTCCTTTTCTTGTTTCTGTTCGGCTTTCATTATTTCAATCCTCACTTTCTTTGCTTTGTGTTTGTGTTCTTATCTTTGATACATGTATATAGTACCATGGTTTGATTTTTTGTCTACTGATATTTTTTAATTTCATGCGTGGATTTTGTTGATCTTTTATAGTTCATGATTTGTTAACAATTACAGCCAAATGATACCTGGATAACGCCTGGAT